CGTTTGTCAAGGCGGAGAAGGTTAACTTCACTGCCAAGGCGGACCCCGCCCCCCGGGTTATTCAGCCCCGGGGGCCTGTGTACAACGTTGCCGTTGGCCGTTACCTCAAACCACTCGAGCATGACGTGTACCGAGCTCTGGACAAGCTCTGTGGTGGTCCGACAGTTATGAAAGGCAGAAATGCTGATCAGACTGGGCAGGTGTTGCGAGAGATGTGGGACAGTTTTGACTGCCCCGTGGCCATTGGGGCTGACGCTAGTCGATTCGACCAGTCTGTCAGTCCCGAGATGTTGGCCATGGAGCACTCAGTCTACTTACACGTCTACAACAACTGCCCAGAGCTTTCTAAGCTCCTGTCGTGGCAGATCAACAACCGGGGTTTCGCACGTACCCCGGATGGTGTGGTCCACTACAAGGTGAAGGGGAGTAGGATGAGTGGAGACATGAATACAGGCAGTGGCAATTGCTTGATCATGTGTTGCGTGGCTGCGGCCTTCTTCCGATGGTTGAAGGACGAGCACGGCGTAGTGGTGCGCTGGAGGTTGGCGAATAATGGGGATGATTGCGTGTTCATACTGGAGCTGAAAGATGCTCACGTCATGGACTTGTTCCCCCAGTTTTGCGCCGGCCTTGGCTTCAAAATGGAAATGGAAGCCCCTGTCAGTGTTTTCGAAGAGATCGAATTTTGCCAAACCCACCCGGTGCAGATGCCCGGTGGGTGGAGAATGGTTCGTAACTTGGAGAACACACTGGCCAAGGACCTAGTTAGCACGAAGCCCATACATAACGAGAGGTCGTGGAACATGTTCCGCGGCGCCATCTCCGACTGTGGGGCCGCACTATGCTCTGGGGTACCCATCTACCAGGATTTCTACCAGTATCTTGGCCGTGGCGCTGAAGGCGTCCGTGGCCGAGACGATGGTGAAGTGACTGGCATGATGAACCTCTCCCGTGGTATGCGGGGGGGGGTGGCACCCATTGCAGACATCACACGAGTCTCCTTTTGGCGGGCGTTCGGGGTCAATCCCGGGCGCCAAGTAGTGCTGGAGGAACACTACGCCAACCTACACCCCCGATACCAGAAACCAGAACGCGTCCATCACTTCACACCCAATCCCGCCCTTTTCGCTCTCTGATCCCCCACACACAATCAAGATGATACCTGCCCGTGGGAACGCAGAACAAGTCCATAAACACGCCCCTCATGATGATACCCGCCAAAGGGTCCCCCCACGACAACCACTGGAAATTGCATGCCAGCAGGACCGTGACGGCCTCCCTTGGGTTATAAGTGAGGGCAACGTGGCTTCGGCATTGGATAGTCTTGACCAGGTTGTGCCCATCCTCCCACATTCCTCCCTATTGCCATCCCACCCCCTGACGACATAAGCACCTGCGTGGTGCGGGCGGAGTCAGGGTCAAATCCTCC